CGAATCCGCGCGAGAGCGCAAGACCGCCGCGTGACATGCATGACCTGGCTTTACCTTCCTCCGGAGACGCTTCCGGGGCCGGAGACGCATGCCTCTTCGGCCTCTCCCTCTGCTCTGGCGCAGGCGGGCTCGACCTCGGGCTTGCCATCGCCATCCCCGGATATCGTGCTGTGGGCCATGTCGAACGGGAAACCTACGCCGCAGCCACTCTCGTGGCGCGGATGGAAGACGCGTCCCTGGATCAGGCTGTTGTCTGGGACGATGTTGCCACCTTCGACGGCCGACCGTGGCGCGGCGCGGTGGACATCATCACTGCGGGCTATCCGTGCCAGCCGTTCTCCGTCGCGGGCAAGCGCCGGGGCGCGGATGACCCGCGCCACCTCTGGCCGCATGTCGCCCGGATCATCGGCGAAACCAAACCGCCCTTCGTCTTCCTCGAAAATGTCGCCCATCATCTCCGCCTCGGCTTCCCCGAGGTCGCCGCAGGACTGGTCGGCATGGGCTACCGCCTTGCGGCAGGGCTCTTCACAGCGGCGGAAGTCGGCGCGCCCCACAAGCGCGAGCGACTGTTCATCCTCGCTATCCGCGAGGGGGACGAACTGGCCGACCCCGCGCGCCTGCTCTGGCACCCGCTCGAGTGGCGGCAACCGGACAGAACTGCTGCGGCTGTGGCCGACGCCTCGGGCCAGCGCCAACGAGAACCGGCAGACCAAACCCACGCCGTCGCAGACAGCGGGCCAACACGGGATGAACCTCGCGACGACGGCCGCGATGTGGCCGACGCCGCAGATCGACAGCTTCCGCAGCCGGGGTGGCGAACGGCGCGACGAGAAGGGTCTGGACCGCATGGCGCGGGACTGGCCGACGCCGATGGCGAACGACGGCTGCAAGCCGAGCGCTGGCAACCGCAAGACAGCCGATCTGACCCATGCGGCGGGGATGTGGATGACGCCGACGGCCCGCGATCACAAGGATGGCGCGACGAGCTTGGCGAACACACCGGTGAACGGTCTGCTTGGCCGCCAGATGGGGTGGATGCCGCCCTTCCTCGACGGCAGCGCCATGTGCCACGCTCGTGGTGCTTGGTTCCACGAGAGGAGAAGGAGGCATCCATGGAAAAGGCTATCATCATCGGCGTCGATCTTGCAAAACACAGCTTTCAACTTCACGGCGCGGCGGCAGACGGGACGGTCCTGTTCCGCAAGAAGCTCAGCCGACCACAATTCCACCGTTTCATGTCCGAGCAGCCAGGTTGCACGGTTGTCATGGAAGCCTGTGGCGGAGCGCATTACTGGGCGCGAGAATTGGCGCGGCTTGGTCACGTGACGCGGCTGATCTCGGCGCGCTATGTGAAACCGTTCATCAAGCGGCAGAAGAACGATGCGGCTGATGCCGAAGCGATCGTCGAGGCGGCAACCAGGCCGTCGATGCGCTTCGTCGAGGTCAAGAACGCCGAGCAACAGGCCCGAGCGGTCGTGTTCCGGACCCGCGAGCAGCTTGTGAAGCAGCGGACCGAGCTGGTGAACGCCCTGCGTTCTCACCTGTACGAGTTCGGGTATGTAGCACCGCAAGGCATACACCAGCTTCGCCGGATTGAGGAAATCCTCGACGACGAAGGGACCGATCTGCCACAGCTTGCACGCGAGACGTGCCGCGACCTGCTCTCGCAGATTGCCGCTCAGACGGCACGGATCGACGTGCTGATGAAGCGGATCGGCGAACTCGCGCGGACGGCGGAGACGACGCGACGGCTGCAGACCATGCCGGGCGTTGGACCGATCGGCGCGCTGGCCATTGAGACCTTCGCGCCGCCCATGGAAACCTTCGGCTGTGGCCGCAACTTTGCTGCCTGGCTGGGTCTTGTGCCACGACAGAATTCGACTGGTGGCAAGCAAAAGCTTGGGCGCACGTCGAAGATGGGCCAGCAGGATATCCGACGGCTGCTGATCATCGGGGCCATGGCCGTGGTGCGATGGACGAGCCAGAAGGGCGCCCGCCCCGGAACATGGCTGGCCCGCATGCTGGCCACGAAGCCGCGCATGCTTGTGGCCGTCGCCTTGGCGAACAAGATGGCGCGCGGCATCTGGGCGATGCTGACGCGGAATGAGAACTATCGGGATCCGGGGCAGTTGATGGCGGCGTGACTACCGCACCGTCCATCGTCTGAACCCGGTAAGTCGGGGATGTAAGGAGAGGCGCTAAACTTCATGGGCAATTGATCGCCAGGATCAGGGTCGGGAAAACCAGTCCAGGACACAGAGCTATCGCTCGTCCGCCAGATTTGGACCTGGCCCGCGGATCACCATACCGGCCAGCGGCACGTGAAAGGCCGCACCTTCAGGCCTGACACAAGCACGCACTCGATCAAACGCACAGAAGAAAGCAAATTCCCTTGCAGACCGGGCGGCATCCACACAAGGTCCTGGTGACGCCGATGGCTGGGAGCGGTACCTCCGAGCCGCGCCGGACCTTGAACCCGCTGTTCGTCGAGGCGCTGATGGGCTGGCCCACCGGGTGGACCGGCTTCGCCTCTGTGGCAACGGAGTGGTTCCGCTGGTTGCGGCGCATGCGCTGCGAACTCTGGCGACTGAATTGCTGGCCGATGGATGAGGCAGCGGCATGAAGCAATCTCGCCTCATGTCGCTGGTCGAATCCGTCGCCAATGTGATCGTCGGCTACGGCGTTGCCGTGGTCACGCAGATCCTGATCTTTCCGATCTTCGGGCTGCACACGACGCTGGCGCAGAACCTGAAGATGGGCGCGGTGTTCACCGTGGTGAGCATAGCGCGGTCCTACGTCCTGCGGCGGCTGTTCGAGCGGCTGCGGCGGAACACGTAGCTTCGAGCAGTTACGATCTTTTTGCCGGCAGCGCATGACGTGTATGGTCTGCCAAGTTCAGTAGGGACAGCAGCATGCCGCAACTTGAAGTCAAAGGGCTTGATCGAAGCGAATGGGGAAATTCGATTGTTCGAGTGCATCAATCACATCGAAGCGGAATTGGTCGATATGGTGTCGCTCGAATAACGAACGTGGCTGATCGATCGAAGTCATACGATGCGGTTCTTCTTGGCCACGATGACGACAGCGCGATCTACATGGCCTTTGATGCGAGGCAGGCGCTCGGAGTGGAAAAGAGCGAACGCCTGAACTTCGATCTCCAAGCGCTCGGATGGTTTGGCAAGATGCGCTGGTACCTTCGGACACCGGATCCCCGGATCTATATCCCGGCGTGGCTCGCTGTTTGGTCGGTAGGCCTTGGCGCAATTGGGATCGTGCTTGGGGTGATTTCGCTTCTTAAATGATCATGCATGCCGCCGCCCTGTTGGGTGGCGGCATGAATTCTTGGCTGCGCGATCAAGCCGACGGAAGCCGATAGACCCGCCCCCGGCTCTCGACCTTCTCCGAGGTTACCTCGAGACCGAGTTTCTTCTTCAGCGCCCCGGCCATCGCGCCGCGCACCGTGTGCGACTGCCAGCCCGTCGCGGCCATGATCTCCTCGATGGTCGCACCATCCGGCCCGCGCAGCATGGCGATCAGGTTGGCCTGCTTCGTTCCCTCGCGCGGCGTGCGCGTCTTGGGCGCAGCTTTCGGTTCGGTGGGGGTGTCCGGCGCGGGCTCCTCGGTCGGCGCGTCCGTCGCGCCCGTGGGTGCGGCGTTCGCGTCCTCGGGCTCGATCCCGATGGCGGCGAGGCCTGCGTCGGTGGCGACCAGCGTGACGCCGTGGCCGTCGCCGGTCTCGCGCCAAATGGGTTCGCCCTTGCGCAGGTCGGCGTCGACCTCCTGCAGGAGGCCCTTGGCGATCATCGCGCCGATCACCTTGGCGGCGGCACCACCGCGCAGGCTCTCGGGCAGCGGCAGGGCGATGTGCTCGGGCCGCTGGGCGGCGGCGCTCAGGATCAGGGTTTGGGTGTCGGAAAGCTGGGTCATCGTCGTCTCCCGTATCGGGGCGCGCGGGATGCGTGCCCTTCTACGAGGCCAAGCCCGCCAGTCGGCGGGCGGGACCGGGGACGGGTCGTTTCACTCGGCGTGTTCGCCTTCCCTAAACGCGCTGTCGGTGATCTCGCGCAGCTTGGCGCGGTAGTGGTTCAGGGTGCCGACATGGCCCCAGTGGATCTCGTCGGGGTGGGTCTCGAAATGGTCGGCGCTGAGGGCGGCAAGCCGCTCCAGCATCGCGTCGATCTCGAACTTGGCGGCGAGGAAGGCGTCGAGGGCTTTCGTGTTGTCGGTCGCGCGGCGGGTCATCGGGGTGGCTCCTTGGGTCGAGTTGCATCGCTTCGTTGGAGTGACGTTCGCTCTCTCTGGCGCGCTTATCAACTCGATAAGCGCATGATTCTGAATGATAATCGGAGCCGTCGATGCAGGGCATGAGCGAGCGCCAGTACGCCGCCCATGTCGGGCTGTCGCGGGGCGCGATCCAGAAGGCGAAGACGGCCGAGCGCCTGGTCCTCTATCCCGACGGCAGCATCAACGCGGCCGCCAGCGACGCCAGGCGTGCCGAGACGACGGACCCGTCGAAGACGAGGAAGGCGCCAGCGCCGAAGCTGAAGCCTGTCCCCGAGGCGGCGGTGGCCGCTGTCGGCGACACGCTGCGCGAACAGGGGCTGGCGGTCCCGGCGGTCGGCGGCGGCACGACCTTCCTGCAGGCGAAGACCGCGAACGAGGTGCTGAAGGCGCAGGAGCGGCGCATCCGGCTCCAGAAGCTGAAGGGGGAGTTGATCGAGCGGGCCCGCGCGCTGGCGCTGGTGTTCCGGCTGGCGCGGGAGGAACGGGATTCATGGGTGAACTGGCCTGCGCGCGCGGCGGCGCTGATGGCGGCCGAGCTTTCGGCCTCATGCAGCGAAGCGACCGGCCAGAAGATCACCGTGGAGCCAGCCGCGATGCAGAAGGTCCTGGAGAAACATGTACGCGCCCACCTCGACGAACTCGCCGAGGTCCGGCCCGACTTCCGGTGATGACAAGGATGATTTCGGCGGCCTGACGGACTTCGACGGCGCGGGCGAGATCCTGCGCGCCTGGGGCAACGGGCTGCGGCCCGACCCGGACCTGACCGTCTCGGAATGGGCGGACCGGCACCGGATGCTCTCGGGCCGCGCCTCGGCCGAACCGGGGCGGTATCGCACGGTGCGCACGCCCTACATGCGCGAGATCATGGACCGGCTGTCGCCCGGCGATCCCACGCAGCGGGTCGTATTCATGAAGGCCGCGCAGGTCGGTGCGACCGAGGCAGGCAACAACTGGATCGGCTTTGCCATCCACCAGGCACCCGGCCCGATGCTGGCGGTCCAGCCGACGGTGGAACTGGCCAAGCGAAACTCGCGGCAGCGGATCGACCCGCTGATCGACGAGAGCCCCGAGTTGCGGGAGCGGGTGAAGCCCGCGCGATCCCGCGATGCGGGCAACACGATGCTGTCGAAGGAATTCGCGGGCGGCATCCTGATCATGACGGGCGCGAACTCGGCGGTCGGGCTGCGCTCGACCCCGGCGCGCTACATCTTCCTCGACGAGGTCGACGCCTATCCGGCCTCGGCCGACGAGGAAGGCGACCCGGTGACGTTGGCCGAGGCCCGGTCGCTGACCTTCGCGCACCGGCGCAAGGTGCTGCTGGTCTCGACGCCAACGATCCGCGGGCTGAGCCGGATCGAGCGCGAGTACGAGGCGAGCGACCGGCGCCGGTTCTTCGTGCCGTGCCCGCATTGCGGCGCGATGCAGTGGCTGAAGTTCGACCGGTTGCGCTGGCAGAAGGGCCGCCCGGAGACGGCGGAATATCACTGCGAGGGCTGCGACGCGGCAATCGCGGAGCACCACAAGACGGCGATGCTGGAGGGCGGCGAATGGCGGGCGACCGCCACGGCCGCGGATCCGACCACGGTCGGGTATCATCTCTCGGCGCTCTATTCGCCGATCGGCTGGCTGAGCTGGGAGCGGATCGTGCGGGCATGGGACGCGGCGCAGGGGT